TATTTATAGTTTGAGACATTCTTTTTTGCAATAAATATTGGATTTCGTCTCTCATGTGCGGTATTTCTTGGCAAATGTAATTGTCAATTTTCGGATGAAATTGCACCAAATACATCTTCTTTATTGTAATGTTTTCCACGCGTTTTAATAATACACAATACAAATTTAATTGTAGTGCGTATTTGGCATAGGCACAATCGGGCAAATGGGCCAATTGCGGGTCATGAGAGTAGTACTGAGACGTTTCTCGTATAAACGCGGACCTTTTCCAATCGCATAAATAATAATTATTGTCTCGGTCTTTAAATAGGGCATCGTATCGTCCAGACAATAATAGTGATTCATCGTATAGTCGCTGTTCTTTATTGACTAAGGTGAGGTGTTTATAGTCTTGGAAGAAAGACAATACTTGTACTGTTTCACTAGAGATGGATGGTATTTTTTGGGTTTCTAGAAATTTGTCAATGAGAGAATGTAGTTTAGTCCCCAAAGCGCAGGCTTGTGATAATTGTGGGGTTATTTTCTGGGGACTAAAGAAGAGTTTTATATATTCTGTAACGGATATGGGTTTTGCCATTTTTATGGGGGTTTTGTATTGTAGCTTTAATGACGGGGTTTTATTGGGAAATTATTCAACTTTTTAACTTGCGCTTTTTTTGCGATTTTCTTTTTTTTCTTCTCTTTTTTAACTTTGTTTTTCGGCGTTTTCCTCCATTCATACCGCAGAGTACTCCAGAATATAATTGTGCGGAATTGTTGAAAAGCTTGAAAAACTTTAATAGCTGGTCCATATTTTCGGTTTTTTTTAATTTGTTTTGGAAGTTAGAGGAAATATATGTTAATTTCTTGGCATTCATTTCATTTAATACATTAAATATATATTCAATCGCGTATCTGGTCTTAATGCTAGGTGTCATCATATTGCAATCTGTTTGTTTAATACCTTTTTGCTTATTAGTATTATAAAGTGTTATGTACTCGTCATATAATGTTTTATCAAAATGTTTAATAAATAGTTCTTCTAGCATTAATGGCTTATGTCGGTGTGGTATATGATAAATATTTATATCGTTTATAAGGTTTCTAATATTGTCTTTGTATTCAATCGTTTGTTTACGTTGTTTACCTGTTGCCGCTCTATTAACTTGTTTTCCCACAAGTGTAAGAATATTAGACTTTGGTTCAAGAGATTCGCACTCTTCGTTAATGCCATCATATGTACAAGCAGCTAAATGCCCTAATAGTTTAGTAAACAGCACATCATTAATACCATAATTGGTTTTGTTTGAATAACTTTGTACTGAAATGGTTACGTTTATTATACTAGCATTATCTTCAAATTGGCGATTATATAACAATTTGGTTTCGTCAGTACTTGAATCATTCGTTATATCTTTTATAATAACGTCATACTCCTCTTTTGTCAAAGTGTTACTGCTCATGTCTATATTATATTATTTAGACAAAAATATTTTGTTTTCCAGGTCTAGAAATGCGTTTTTGTGTAAATATAATGGTCTAAATTGTTTTTATACTCATCTTTTTCTATTTTTCTTTGCACTTTACTCATAATATACTATATATAACAGTTATATAACATATTTATGTACGCTTATTACGAGACTTTCTACGTTTCTTTATAGACTTTCTACGTTTGGATGTTTTCTGTTTTCTTGTTTTTCTCGTTTTTCTGCGTTTTCCTCCGTTTTGTTTATTACCGTATTTTTCTTTAAGTTCATCTACTTTACCTATTAATTTATTTTTATAATACACGTAACCATCTTCCTTCGTTTTTCTGAAGTCTTCAGGGTTAGAACTTTTTATTTCTATATTTTCCAAAAAATCTTCAACATTATCTTTTTCTTTTAGTATGTCTTCTGCTTCTGCTATAGGTTTAAAACTGTATATATAATTACTAACATCGTCTTTAGTGGCGTTATATATTAAAGATACCTCGTTATGTTCGTTGAACCCAACCTCTAAATTATTCCATAATCTGCGATATCTAAGATCGTTTTTTGTGTTTTCCCCAAAAAACGGGATGCCGTTGTATGGGATAAACAAATTTTCAATAAACTGGTTTATAGCGGCTTCGCCTTTTCTATTCATTTGTATAAAAAAAATATCTGAATCTTTTTTTAGGTTTTCTTCAATTCTTTTCTTTTCTTCCTCTTTATTTTCTATCCTGTTTTTCTTTTCTTGTTCGTTAAACGTTAGGTTTCGTCTAATAGTTATTATGTGCTCATCGCCTAAATAAAAAGATATACTGGATATCCCTCTATTACCAGTATGGTCACTCCCCATATTAGATTCAACTCTAATCAAAGAATTATTGTTATTAAATGTGTTAGCCAATTCATCATATAGGTCTTCTGTAACTCTTTTATCTCCGAGTGTTTCTTTTACGATTTCACGTGCCTCTTCCATGGTCATAACTGGTTGTTTTCTTTTTAGCTCCTCTTGTGCGTTGATACGTGCGGCTTCTTTCTCTTCTGCTTTGATACGTGCGGCCTCTTCCTCTTCTGCTTTGATACGTGCGGCCTCTTCCTCTTCTCCTTTGATACGTGCGGCCTCTTCCTCTTCTGCGTTTTGTTTTGTTCTCTTTTCCAGCCTCTGTTTTTTCTTTTCCAGCCTCTGTTTTTTATTTTCTTCTTCTCTCATTAAATTCTTGTTTTCTTTTGTCGTTGTTTTATTTATGTGTTTTAATAATTTTTTTGCCATTTCTTTTGTTGGTTTAGGTGGTTTCTCGTATTTCATACTTTGTTGTAATATTTCTCCAGGGAGGATTGCACTCATAATATATACAATAATGTATAAAATAATTATAAATCATGCTAAATAGTCAAACCATACAAGCAAACACCCTAAAGGAGGGGGCATAGGGGGAACCTAGGTTCCCCGGTTTGATTGTGAACATGTGCTCAAAAACAACGACGAAAAATATAGTTCAATTTTTTATAAACGAGAGAGATGTCCTAAAGAGGGAAAGATTTATCTGGTGTTAACCAGATATTTCGGCGAACGAAGTGAGCCATATATAGTCATAAAATGATTGCACAATAACAGAGTCAAAATATTCATTCAGATGCGTGTAAAAAGGCGGTGTTATAGTTTGGGTTTGTATTTTTATATGTTGTGATTTTTTGGTTGAAATACGTTCACCGGGCGAGCGAAGCGAGCCCATACCAATAAAAAAGAAAATGGCGATATATTTAGGAGAACCTATAGGGACCATTAAAAGAAAATATTAGGATAATATATAAGAATGAGTCTTGATGACCCTCAAAAATTTATGGAAAATTTATTAAAAGACAAAACAAAAGTGAATAATTTCAAGTTCAATATGGCTTCTGAAAGTGATAAATATAATGATATATACAAAACACAAATAGCTGACGATAAAAAAGGAATATTTTTAACTATATTAAGCAAAACGTGTACTAACCGAACACAAAAAAACTGTGGTATAGATAGCCCAACACCTGATAGATTTGTTAGTGCATTAACAGAATTCACAGAAGTTAGAGGTCACCAATTAATTACGGGTGGTAAGCGTGCTCGTAAATCCAAGAAGCGTTCTCGTAAGTCAAAGCGAAAATCAAGAAAGTCAAGAAAAAGTAGAAAATCAAGAAGGTCAAAGAAATAAATATGAGTTAAAATTTCATAGAAAGATTTAGACAGTTTTTGTGCTATAAATATGTAATCTTATTATATATTTAGAATGAGTGGAGAAAGAACATTTCTCACAGCAAATTGCAGTTTTGTAACATCATTTCCTAGTATTGTAGGCGACCCTGTTAATGACCAAGGATTGTTTAGAATTGGGGTAAGCGACGGTGTTGCAGCTGCCGTAAATTTGGGTGATGATATTAAGAATTTTAAGTTAAATGATTACGATACAGAAAAAGAAGATATAAAAAAATTATTGAAAGACAAGGAACAGAATGCAGCACAAATACAAGAAAAAGAAAAGGCTTACGCCAATAATCAAAGTATTATCTACAACCTGTTTGAGAAATCAATTAATACTATAATAGAAAACTCAGATGAAAATACGGTTGTAGGTATGCAAGAACTAAACAATACAGAACAAGTACATAAAACTATACAGGTTAAACTGTTCAAAGAAGGTAGAAACAGTTTTTTTGTGTGTAATAATGTTCATGACCCAACAGGTGGTACGTATGCAACATTAGGGTATATATTGCCAGATAGTGAATTACATTATGTTCCATTGGATAACAAGGTACGTAAAATATTTAGAAATACACCAACTGTTTATGATTATGAAGATATAGATGGAGAAAACGAATTCGAGAAAATAAAATCTTTCTCAGTTGATAAAATGAAAAACAGTATTATGGCAATTAGAGACCTTGGTAAAGCATCCAAAATTGAACCAATTGAAAAAGACAGTAACCTTTATGCTCTAAAAGGAACTGCGAGGGATGACCCCACAACACCAAATACCGATTCTGGACGTCCAATATCAATGGTAATTAGAGGAACAGAAAAAGACCCAAAAGAAATTTACATAAATTGTCATATGTTAAACGCATCAATATTAAAAATATTTAAGAAAGAAAACGATATATATACAGAAACAAACCAGGGTAGTTTATTGACAAACAGCGGTGAAAAAATAGGTAATACGAAAACAGGAGATGACGTATGGTTTGATTATTGTATTAAAAGATTAGAAGAAACATTGAATGAACTATTACAAGATTTTGGTAGTCCTTCATTAAACGAAAACACAAAAGTATATATTATGGGTGATTTTAATGACCCAGAAGGTAAGCTGTTAGACTATTTAGAAGAAAACCCCATTACAATGGGAGGTCAAAGTTATAAATTCATTTTTGGAGACAAATTAGAGACGTGTTGTCCCAACACGAACTCGGCAAAAGAAGAAAAAAGTGACGACACAATAGGTAAAGTTAAAACGAAAGCACCATTTAATAGAGGATTACGTGACTACATTGATAATAAAGTAATTGAAGGCAAACAGGCATTAGTTGAAGCAAAAAGAATTTATGGTCTTACACCAATATTTAAGGGTGATAATATTGGTAAAGGATACCTTGTTGGTGGAAAAGATGAGAATGAAGAAGCCAAAAAAAAGGGAAAGCCAGTTGTAAGGATGATTGAAAAAAAAACGTCTGACCATGGTTTTGTTACTACATACAAGATACCTGTGCAAGGTGGTAAACGTCGTACCCGTCGCCGTCGTACTCGTCGTCGTTCAAGTGGTAAGCGTCGCATGTCTCGCCGTCGTCGTGGTCGTCGTTCAACACGTCGCAAACGTTAATTGGAATAATATAACATTCAATTATTCAATACAAAGAGGAAGTTTTCTAAGTTTTGGAAATGTCCGATGCTCCAATCCACAATCGCGGTATTTCCATTGTCTAATACAACGGTTACTGCACTATGGGGGTAATATTGTTGTGTATGTGACAAAGGTGGGTTATTGGTATTTTGAATCCAAACGCAAGAGTTATCAATGTGAGAGAAGGTTTTTACGAGTGTTGTGAAGGTTGTATCCATTGGTGTAATATGAGAGTTATTTTTGAGTTTGAGTGGATTATGGCTAAGGTTTACGAGCCATCCGTCTATGATTTGTGGTTGCATGGCTTTGTGGTATGTAAAATAATATTGATAAGCAAATGCGGAAGCGTGTCTGGGGTTGTATTTAGTGGTGTCATAATGTGGTTGGAAGTGTATGGTGTAATCAAGTATGGTGTTTTTTAGGTTTTGTTTGTGTGTGGTGGTCATGTGTGGTGTGTTGGTTATATATATTTCTATATTGTTTATTGAAATATATTTTATTGAGGGGTTTCTTGCAATATGGCTTGTATTGCGTTTTTGATGCGTTTGCGATTGATGTTTTCTAGTGCGGATTTTTGGTTGTGGCATTCACCGCACAATGCCATTAAATTATCAAAATCATTATCTCCTCCGAATTGTTTTCCTATAATGTGGTCAATTTGAAAGAAGGTATTTAAATGGTTTTGGCAATGGCCGCATTTTCTTTCTTGGTTATCTGCTACAATTTGTCTCATGGAAGGGGATACTTTTGTTCTGTTTTTGAGTTGCATTTTTAGTACTTTGTTTTCTTTTTTTAGGATTTTGTTTTCTTGTTGTAAATTTTGTATAGCTGCTTCGTATTTGTTTTGAATTATAGGTTGAGGGGTAATTACGGGTGGATTGTTTGGTTGAGGGGTAGTTATTGTTTCTTGAGGGGTACTTTCTATTAATGGTTCTTGATAATTGCATTTTACTCTATGATTACATAGACTTTGTGGATGTAAATATGTTCTTCCACATTTACATGTATATCGTTTTCTACTTTGGTCAAGACGAAGCTTATGAACATCTGATGCAATATGGCGTGAAAATGCTTGTTTTGAACTATATGTTCTAGAACAGGTTTTGCAATGATATTCTGACATTATGTAATATATATTATATATTCTATAAGGTTCTCTTTTTATACACCTTTTGCTAAATTGTCTTACGTCCGGATGCTTGGTCGCTGTGGTGGGCGAGCTTCGCTCGCCCATTATAATATTCCATATTT